CTAAAGAACCCACCCCTCTAGATGATACTCCCATAGTTACTCCTTGTCTCATTAGATTGGCTGCAACATCGCCCTTAGACGATACCACACCTCTCTCATGAAACCCCGGTGTCGTTAATAACTTAATCTTACCCATTAATACGTTACCTTCCCACCATATATCAGTAATTAAATGTGAAACCCTATCTAAATCTATCAAAGAAGATTCCGGGTGATTTAATTCTGAAATAGACATACCACGATTAATGATTTCTTTGTATTTCTCAGATTCTCTTTTTAATAATTTTTCAGGATATACTCGTCCATTTCTATTTGGGACTCCGTATTTTTGTAAAGTTGCGTAGAACACAAATGGTTTAGAGTGCTCTAATTGTCCATACGATTCTTTTATCACCTCAGTGTTTCTCATATCATTTGGGTTAATGTACCCAGCATCCCATTCTACTAAAATTCCCTTACCACTATCATTTGGTCCTAATATTCTCATAATTGTTTTTACAATAAATATTAGCAACTTATCGTTTCTTTAACTTTTGTTTTACTTAGTGTGAAAAACTTGGAATTTTTTAAGTCATCAAGATAAATTGATTTTAAAATGTTTTTAATTTTTTCTCGTAATATTAACGATTTAAAATTAATGTTTTGGTTATGAACAAAAAGAGTTATCTCTAAATTCATAAAACTTTTTTTATTCTTTTGAATACCACTTGTTCGTAAATCTAAATCAACTATTTGTTTTTTCTCAAAACAAGTGTGGTCAGATACCTCTAAAAGCGTGTGTTGTATTTGTCTTTTAATATGTCCTGTGATTTTATTCCAATTATCAAAGTCATCCAAAGGCTCAACCCACGTTTGTAATACTATATATATTGATTTTAGATTTTTAGAGTCTACCGTACCGTAGTGACATTTAGCATCATCAAAAATGTTTAATTTTGATGTTTTTCCTTTTTTCATTTTTCATACCTTATATGTTTATTGTTGTTATAATGGTAAGTGAAAAAATAACATTTGTCAAAATTCAAAAAAGTTCGTATATTTACATATAAAAACAATAAAAAATTATGATAATAATTACAGTTAAAAATTCAAATTCAATTGACCAAGCACTAAAACAATATAAATTTAAAGTATATAAAACAAAACAACTTGAGAAATTAAAGGAACTACAAGAGTTCACAAAAAATTCAGTTAAGAAAAGGGAACAGAATAAAAAATCGGTTTATCTACAAAAAAAGAAGTCTTAATTAGAGTCTTGAGTATCTTCAGTATTATCTTGAGCATTATCTAATTTTTTTTCTTTTTGTATTTGATGTAGGATATATCCTGAAATCCCAAACTCAATAGATGCCCACATAACAATATCAGTCATAGATAAGTCTGGATATTTCTTTAAAAGAAAAAAAACCATTCCCCATTGTGCAACTATAAAGGCTATTCCAGATTCAAGCCTTTTTTTAGAAAAAAATGATGGTTTGTGTGAGTATATTCTTATAATTTCAGTAATACCCTTTTTTATGTTTCCCCAACCAAAAAAGAATTTCCTGTTACTCATAACCCTTGATTTAACTTTCTTAATTTATATAAATTATAATGGTCAATATTTACATTGGTAACGCTATTAATAGTATTTTCAATTGTTAAAGTTAACGCTTTATCTGTAGATTCGTTAAGATTTGTTTTTAAGTTGTTTAAGATGTTTTCTTTTAAAGATTCTATTTCTGTTTTTACATCTTCAATATTAATTGATAGTATTGATGTTAATTCTTTTCTGTCGGACTCATCAATATGTTCTATATTTTTATTTATAGAATCATTAGCAGCTCGAACCATTGATGATAACGGTAAATTAAAATTAGTAGATTCTTTTTTAACTTCTTCACTGATTAAGGTATTTTTAATATTTTTTTTAGATTCTAATACAACTTCTAAATTCCTAATAGAATGATTATAAATAGTCGTATCAATGTCAGAATACACATTTTTATGTTCCATAACTATAGAATCAATCCAATTACTTACTCGACCCAAGGAATTTTGATTATTCTCAATCAATACTTGACTATATTCTACTGATTCGTTTATGTAGTCATCGGCAATTGATTTATCTAAACCTTTTTTAGATGATAAATCATCATAGATATAGTAAAGTTCAGCGACATCTTTATTTTCTAAAACCATAGATTTGAATTGTTTCATAAATGATTTAAATTCTGGTTTCCCATAAAGGATTACCGTCGCTCGTTCTATTTTTGTTTTAATTGTACCAAAAGTATTCATAGTGTTTTTATTATAAATATTACTTATCTAATAAAGATTTCAACTTATCGTCAATTTCAATTAAAGAGTTACCGCCTTTAGAAAAATTTAAAGTATCAAAGGAGTTAAATAACCTATCTTCAACTAAAATATTTAAACCTTTAACGTTTAAGTTTTCAGGTGTTACCCCACCTCCTTCAGGTGCTGGTGGTGGAGCTTCAGCGCCTCCACCCATTGGGGCTTCTCCTCCCGGTGGAGGACCCATTGATTCCCCACCCATTGGTGGTTCTCCGCCTGCACCTCCTGCGTCTGCCGCTGGTTGAACATCTTTCTTACCATATAATTGGTCAATATTATCAAATAATCCGGTCTTAGTAATTACTTCTGCAGTTTTACCTAATTCTGCAGAAACTGCTCTTTCAACTCTTTGTTGTTGGATGTCTAATCTAATTTCTTCGTCAGAAAACCCTAGTATGTGTTTCTTAGCCCAAGATGATGATACAGGAGCAAGACTGTTTGGTATTTCGGCAACCGCATCTTTATACAATAAAATCTTTTCTTTCCAAAGTTCAATAGATAATAACTCAGATTGTTTAGAAGGATTATGTAACCCCAATGTGAAATTTGTTAATTCATCTTCAAACCCTAAAAGAAATAAATGTACAATAGCTATCTTATTTAATTCTGCTATCATAGATTTTTGAATTCTATTAATTGTTCTTGCAAAACGAATATCTAATAAAGATAAGTTTTTACCGTCACCAACGGCCTCTTCAAACCCTAAATACGCTTTAGGTATCCTTAAAGCGGTAACTAATTTCTTTTGGATATACTCAATATCGGCAATCTCCGCCAAGTTTGTTCCGCCAGGTAGAGTTTCAATTGGGTTGGTTGCTGTAGCATCTCTAACAGGAATAAAGTAATCTTGGTCTACGGCCATTTGATTATACCTCATGTCAACATTTCCTGTATGTGGGTCGGCAATTTGGTCTCTTTTAAATTTATTGGCAACTCTTTGTACGTATGGGTCAACATCTTTATCATCCATATTACCAACAAACACTTTAAAGACTCTTCTTTCAGGTGCTCTTGATACTCGATAGATTAACATAGCATCTTCAGATAGTAAAAGTTGTTTCCATATACGACGAGATTTTTCTAACATTGATGTACCATACGGTAGTTTTCTATCATCCCCTAATATTCTAAAATGTGCCATCTCCCATGTGTTAAATTCCATGTTTTTTTCTTTCCATGTAAACTTCAACGCATCGTTTTCCATTTCCTGAGAATACTTGTCAGGTTGGAATTTCATACCCTTTTCTAAACGTTCTATTTGGATGTTAGGTAGTTGTTGACACCCTACAATACCATTTTCTGGATCCAATTTTAAATAAACAAAATTATCTCCAAATTTACATGTGTTTCTTGTCCACATAGGTAAATTAGTATTTATGTCTAGCTTATTTACAAATAAATCAATTAGAACTGATTTTATTCTTTTTGATTCGGAATATACTTTTAATATTAAACCATCTTGGTCAGGTGTTGTTGATTCTTCAGCATAGATATCTAAAGCCGCTGAGATTTCGGGAGTATACTCCATAGATTCGTAATCATAATATGAAGCCATTCTTGTTGGTTCATAGTAAACCGCCTGTTGATATAAGTTACTTTCAACTTTTTGCCATTGTTTACCAATGTACATTGTTTGTTGAGCCTGTAATTTTTCTTTTTCAAATTCAGACTTATCGGTTGTCTTTAGAAGTTCCTTTTTATCAAATTTGAAAATTGGCGATTGTTGGTCTAATGTAGAGTTTGGTCCAAAAGTCCTACTCAATCTTTGCCATACGGTTAGTTTTTGTTCTGCCATGTTTTTTTATTTTAAAAATAATGTGGTAATTTTCAAATTAAACCCTTTTACCACTGAATAACCATAAATACTTTTCATAATCGCTTTTAGTTACCGCATTTCTTTGGTGTCCGTATCCATTATTCGGACTAACGGGTAGTCCTGGGTTAAAATTTGTGTATGCGTTTTGATTTTCATTTGATTGTACCGACCATGACTCAAGCATTGCTTTTGTTTGTTCTGTCACCTTCTCTAATTGGGCGAAGGACGTTTCACCAACAAATATGGCCATAGCAAACGCCATGATTAAGTCGTCGTGTTGACCCTTTTGGTGGTCAGGTCTACCATTCACATAAACAAAAGTGTTAAGTTCATTAAATAACCTTTGTGACCTTAAGGCAAAATCAAATCTTAATGCCTCCTCAAATGCTTGAATAATTAGTACCCGTTTAGAGTTAAAGTTTATTCCAGGTATTTTATCTTGTGATTTTGGGTCCCACTTCCATTTATCTGCAGGATTAACACCATCTATATATAAATTTTTATAACCTAATTCTTGTAATTTTCTAGATGTAGAGACACCCATACCTCCGGTAATGTCGGTAACAATAAATGAGTTATACATTGTCGCCCACTTATATGCAATTTCGGCCAATACGTCAGGAGGTACTTTTCCAATATATTCCAATACTTGTTCTCTCGCATCAAAATCAATAATAGATATGGTGCTAAAGTCTTCACTATCACCTCTTGAAACATCAACACCCATTATATAACGATGTCCCTGTACGGGTTCTTTCCATTGCCAAATTGCACCACCCATAAATTTGTTTTCAGGTTCTTTAATGTGGGTTTCTTTAATTTTTTTCATAGTTTCGGCAGGAATAACACTATCCCCCGAACCTAAAAAGTTACATTCAAGCTCTTGTGATATTTTTCTTTTATCAAACTTTAATTTTTTAGCCATTGCTTCAAACCAAGAACTATAAGGTTTGTACCCCTCGTTTTCAACTTTTCCTTTAATCTCTTGAAAATCCCTATCACCTAATTTAATTTTTGAATAATCTAATATTATTTCACTATCATTATAATCCTTTCGATTTAACATGTAATGAACAATATCATTACATTTAATAAGTTTTAAATCTTTAGAATAACGAGGGTCACGAAACCAATACATTTCAGTTATTTTAAAGTCATTCATTCCTTTAACCGCCTGACTATATATTGAATAATAAATTGGGTCAAACCCGTTTGGTGTTGAAATTACGATTACTTTACCCCCTGTAGATAAAGACGCCATACAGGCAGACCAAAAGTCTTCGTCTGCATTGATGTATGCGGCCTCATCAAATATTAATATAGTTGGCGTATAACCACGTAGAGCATCCTTTGATGTTGCAACCGCTTTAACCTCACAACCATTTGTTAATTTAAAGTGTCTTTGTGAGTTTTTCTCAACAGAAAACGTAACCCCTAACCAAGATGGCCATTGGTCAACAAACGCTCTAACTTTATTTCCCATTTCTTGGGCGGTATCCATTTTGTTTGCAATAATTAGTATTTTTTCTGGTTTTGATTTTTTTGCAAACACCAATTTTTTCGATGCCCAAGCAGACGTTACAGTAGATACTCCAGCCTGACGATATTTTAGTGCAATGTTTTCCTCACAAGTATCGTAATCATTAACTAATGTAACTTGGTCGTTAAATAGTTCTAATGGTACGTATTGTGATTGTGTATTATCGTAAGTCTGTAAATACGTCTTTAACGCATATGGAGTGTCATTTATGCACTTAGCATACTCTAATAATATTTGTTCTTTCGATAGTGACATTCATTATTATTTTCTTCTTATTGTTTTAAGAAGTTCACCTTTAGTGGTATGAGGTGGTAAATGTTTTTCAATAATATTCAAAATACTTTCCTCAATATTTTTCACATTAACATCATGGTCTTCATCCGTATCTTCCTGCTCCATAGAATAAATGGGTAACCCTTTGTGTTTTGTGGAAGCAAAATCTTTTAAATCTTTTTTAGACATTTCTTTTGACATGTCTTGAACTTTTTTAGAGACTTTAGATTTAGGGGTATTACCTTTTTTAACATCTAACGCTAACCCCATAAGTTTTTGTTGTTTTTGTGATTTGGCCTTTTCATTAACGTCTTCCTCACCAAGTTCTTCTTCATACGTAACAAAAGGTTTTTTTTCTGCTTTAGCCTTAGCGATTGATGCGGCATCCCCGTTTGGTATATTTAAAGTCCCCGTTTGTTCAACAATTCTATTATAAAGAGCACTTAATTGATTGGTGTTCAATTTTTCAATAGTATTTATTGAAAATCCTTCTCTAAGAAGTTTTGCAATTTTATGATTCATGTGTTTCATCAGTTACTAAATTTTTTTCCCATTTTAATACGATATCTCTCTCGTATAATTTATTTTCAACTTCATCTACAGTTTCACCATATAGAAAGACAAGTCGTTTATATTTTGATATGACTAAGTCGTCACTATCCGATTTTTCCCAAGCCAAACTAATAACCCCATCAACAGCATCTATAACCCCAAAATAGTCAGATTCTTGAATCAACTCTAACGATATATTAGAATTTTTTAAAACCCCAACTTTTTTTATGTAATGAATGTCTGGTGGAAGTGGTTTTCCTGATGCTGGTTCTGAATCCCAATTATCCCCCCAAACGTCATCCAAATCAGAAAAAATAAACTCATAAATGTTATCCCCTTTAAAATTTGGACCAAGTTCATTTACATAAACTAAAATCATATAATATTACCCATTGTGTTAACTTTTATAGTTTTTCCATTAACAGAAAAAACTAAATTCTTTTTGTTGGTTTTACCTATAAATTTAGCAGATTTATTCTCATTTAAAAATCTGTTTGCTGAATCCATTTGTTTATAAGATTCACACATTTTTTTAATTTCGTTTCTTACCTCAATACCGACCAATTTATTTTTAATAAAATTTTTCTTATTTTTTTCTTCATTTAATTTTTTTTCTTCACCTGTAAAAACGAAATAGTTAGCTAACACATCTTCAACAGACTCTTTAAAGTTTTCCATAGGTGATGGTTCCCCCATTGGTTCCCCCATTGGTTCCCCCATTGGTTCTCCCATTGGTTCTCCCATATCTTCTTCATCAGATAGGTCTAAGTCACCTTCATCTCCCATACCATATTCGTCTGAATCTTCAAATTTTGATAAAATGTCATCTTTGTCGTCTTCATCTAAATTATCTAAATCGATTGACGAAATAATAGAATTAATAACGTATTTAATATCTTGAGAATCTAAACCTTTGTCTTTATCAAACGCCCTGATTTTTTGACTTAATTTACCCGTTAGTCGTTGTATCGATTTTAATCCTGATGGTCCCTGAGATTGTTCGTCACCCATATCAAGTTCTTCGTCACCCATATCACTACCGTCTTCAGGTGGCATTCCCATATCACTACCGTCTTCAGGTGGCATTCCCATATCGCTACCATCTGCCGGTGGCATTCCCATATCGTCTGCCGGTGGCATTCCCATATCGCTACCATCTGCAGGTGGCATTCCCATATCACTACCAGCCGCAGGTAATTCAGGTGCTGGAGGTAATGAAGGTTCAGGTTCTGGAGCTTCTACAGGGGGTTTTGGTTTGTTAGTTTTTAAAATGAATTTTTTTTTTACCTCTTGTTCGCCAATAAGGGGAGTTTCAAATACATTACCAGTTACTCGATTAACTTCAGCCACAACTAAATTCAGTCTTTTCATTGCTTCAGAATATGACCTATAGTGTTTTCTACCTCTCATTGGTTCTGAATAATCCAAATTGGATTCATTCAACCCTTTTTTAATTATATAACCAGATTTTTCTTTTACTATACCATAAAGGTTTCCGTCGGCAAGACGGATTGTATAATTTGTAGTAGACAAGTTATTTATTTCTTGTTTAGGAACTTCGTTGTATTTGGCAATTTCCATAATACGTCTTAATTTATCCATTCCTTCTAATTTCTCACTACCTATCGGTTTGATATCTCCCATTTTTTATTAATTTTAATTGTTTAATCCATTAAATCCACCAATAGTAACAGCATTACATTGGTTTATAGTTCCTCCTGTGGTATTTGACCATTGGGGTGTTGGTGTTCCGTATGTTACAATAGTTCCTGTTGTCTGCCCAGTACCTGGTAAATAACCGGTTATTGTTGTGGTATAATAAGATGTACAAGCTGTTGTTGGCATAATATTTTTTTATATAAATATATGGATATTTTGTATTTGTATTTTTATTGTGAATTTTCTTGTTCTAAAGATAATTTTTTATCCGCAATTTTGTTTTTAAAATTTTCTAATTTAGTAATATACCCATTTCTTCTTAGATATTTAAACACTAAATTCTCATAAGAAAACTCACCTTCTTTTTTAAGTCCACAAGATCTATACTTCCTTAATTTTTCTCTGTACTTTTTAACGGTTTTAACCGCATCATCTAAATCTTCTCCTTCGGCCTTCTCGATAGCATCATCAATAATGTCCATCCATTGTTGTGCCTTTTGTTTGATTTTTTTCTCATCAACTGTAAAATCTTCTTTTTTTGGTTTCTTTTCCCATTCATTATTCATTAATGAATAAAGTCCGGTACTAGCATTTGTTTCATTAACATCCTCAACATAAAGTTCAGTTTCATACCCTTTTATTCTAATGTCGTGAGCCGAATTAAATACTGTTTTTTTAAGTCTAAACAATTCTCTATATAGTCCCTCTTTGTCTCCACTTTCTTTAAAGTCCATTATCACATGAATATCAAAATCGGAAAACTCAGACCAATTATAACCAACCAAAGATCCAACAAATAAAACATCGTGGATAAAAAAGTCAACATCCAAATAATCTATGAATAATTCTGCAACCTTAAGTAATCGTTTTCTTATTTCAGGTTTTAGTTTGTATTCACCTTCACTGGGTTCGTCCCATATATCAGGATTTAATTCGTCTTGTAAGTAAAAACTATTAATGATTTTTTTATCGTTCATCATACATATAAATACTTATGTTATTCTGTTTCTTCTATTTTTTTGTACTTGTACTGTTTTGCAATATCAGTATTAAAGTATTTTCCTTGTGATTCTGCCAATCTAAATTGCGCATATATTTTGTGTGGAACATCATCATATTCGTATATGATTCCGTTTTTGAATGTTGCCATTAATTTATTAGTTTCGCTATCGTATTCAGTTTTAACTAAATTTGAAGATTCAATTTCACAAATTATTTTTGTTCCGTCTATTGTTGTTCTTTTAATCGCCATTTGGGTTTGGTTTTCTTAATGGGGTTATGTCATCTATATGACGAAGTTTATCCATAACATAATAATGAACTTTAGTTCCGTCAACATCAAAACCGTAATCTTTAATTGTTTGGTCTATTTCTCTAACCAATGGTGGTAATTCAGAATGTAAAAACATTAAATCTTGCGGATAATATGGTGGTTTTTCAATATCCTTTTCTGTCCACCCTTCTTTTTGAAAAATCTTTCTCATTTTAAAATATGTTTTCTCTAAATCTTTTGTTAACTGCAAAGCATCTGCAAATTTTTCCCATGGCTCCATAACTATAAATACTATAATTCACCAAACAATTGATTATTCGTTTCAATATTACTATTTTTTAAAAAAAGAACATATGAACGACACTTTAGACAATAACGAAAAATCAAAAAACAAAAATCAAGACGGTCCATCAAAAACACCTGTATTAGATAATTTCTCAAGAGATTTAATTAAACAAGCCCAAGAAGGTAAACTTGACCCCGTTATTGGTCGTGATGATGAAATTAATAGAATTGCACAAATTCTTTCAAGACGTAAGAAAAATAACCCAATTATTTTAGGTGAGCCTGGTTGTGGTAAAACTGCGATAGTTGAAGGTTTAGCTAAAAAAATATTTGAGGGAGATTGTCCTCAAAACCTATCAAGTAAAAGAATAGTATCATTGGATATGACATCAATTGTTGCGGGGACAAAATATCGTGGTCAATTTGAAGAAAGAATGAAAGTAATTATTGAAGAGTTATATGCTAACCCCGATATTATTATTTTTATTGATGAAATCCATACTATGATAGGTGCGGGTAACGCTTCAGGTTCAATGGATGCCTCAAATATATTTAAACCCGCCCTTTCTCGTGGGGAATTACAATGTATTGGGGCAACAACATTAGAGGAATATAGAAAAAATATTGAGAAAGATGGGGCATTAGAAAGACGATTTCAAAAAGTAATGGTTGATCCGGCAACTAAAGAAGAAACTTTAGAAATTTTACAACAATCAAAAGATAGATACGAAAACCACCACAAGGTATCATACAGTAATGACATACTAAAACTATGTGTTGATTTGGCGGATCGTTATATTACCGACCGCGAGTTCCCTGATAAGGCGTTTGATATTATTGATGAGGTCGGCGCTCGATCACAAGTGGAAATCAAACTCCCTGAAATTATTGAAGATTTAAAAAAACAAGCTCAACTTATTAAAGAAGAAAAGTTGGATGTGATTAACAAGCAAAAATATGAGGAGGCGGCGAATCTTCGTGACAAAGAAAGAAAAATATTATCTGATTTGGTAAAAGAAAAAGAAAACTTCGAAAAAAATAGAGACCAAAATAAACGAGTAGTGACTGAAGATGTTGTATATGATGTTGTTTCATTGATGACTAAAATCCCAATAAATAAAATAACAACCGACGAAACTCAACAATTAATTTCTTTAAAAGAAACGTTATCAAGTAAAGTCATTGGTCAAGAGGGGGCGGTAGCAAAAATATCAAGAGCAATCCAAAGAAATAAAGTAGGATTAAGTGACCCTAAAAAACCAATTTTCAGTGGTTTATTAATTGGTAATTCAGGTGTTGGTAAAACCGAATTGGCAAAACAATTGGCAAAACATATGTTTAATAGTGAGGATGCACTTATCAGATTAGATATGAGTGAATTTTCAGATAAGATTGCAACATCAAAACTAACGGGCACCTCACCAGGTTATGTTGGATATGAGGATGGTTCACCATTCTTAAACAAAATTAAAAATAAACCGTATTCAGTCATTCTTTTAGATGAAATTGAAAAGGCACATCCAGAAATCTTTAACGTATTTTTACAAATGTTAGATGAAGGATTTTTAACTGATGGTCACGGAAGAAAAATCAACTTTAAAAATTGTATTATATTAATGACATCAAATGTTGGCACTAAAGTCGTACAAGATTTTGGTACAGGGGTTGGGTTTACCACAAACACAAAAATTGAAAGACGTGAGGATGAAATAAAATCAGTTTTAGAAAAAGAATTATTTAAAAAGTTTTCACCTGAATTTATAAATAGACTTGACGACATCGTATATTTCAAAGACTTAAATGAAGAAGACTTATTAAAGATTGTTGATTTGGAACTTAACAAATTTTATGAAAGAATTGGAGAATTAGACTTTCAAGTTGAAGTCGATAGTACCTTGAAAAAACACTTAACTGAAGTTGGGACCGATACTAGATTTGGAGCCCGTATATTAAAACGTACCGTTCAAAAGTGGGTGGATGATGCAATTACGGAAAAGATTTTAACCGATAATCCAGAAAAAGGTTAAACATTTATTTTAACATATAACGAAAAGGATAAAAAGACTGACGTTAAAATAAAAAAACCAACAAAAAGAAAAACAAAATAACAATAAAATTTTTTAATTGTTAAGAAGTTTCTTATCTTTGTAGAAACATATATTATGAATATAGATAAATTTAAGGAACTTCTTTCAGTACCGTCAAAAACATATCAAGAAGAAGATATGGTTGAGTACATCTGCAACGAGCTAGACTCGATTGAAGGTGTTATGTATTATCGAGACGAAATGATGAACGTTTACGCTACAAAGGGAGTATTAGAAGAAGGTGAATACTATCCTGTGTTCATCGCACATACAGATACCGTACACACAAAAATTGATAAGATTGTTGTTAAAGAAGAAAAACTTAAACGACCAAATACCTTTGGAAAAACTTTTGATGACACCTTAGTTGATGTTTTGAAAGCATATGATGAAGAAGGAAACCCAACAGGTATTGGTGGTGATGACAAATGTGGTATTTTTATATGTTTAGAATTACTTAAACAATTAGACAAAGTAAAAATTGGTTTGTTTGTATCTGAAGAAACAGGATGTCACGGATCGGCTAAATGTGATGAGAGTTTTTTAACCGATGTTGGATACATTACTCAGTACGATGCTCCCGGCAATCACCTAATTTCCGAGATTTGCTCGGGAGTTCGTTTGTTCGAAAGAGATAGCGAATTCTTTGAAAAAAGTATTTTAGTTATTGAAAATGCGTTTGGAAATGAGATGATGATACAATCACATCCATATACTGATGTATCACAATTAAAGAAAAAGATTGACGTTTCTTGCATCAACATGTCTTGTGGTTACTACAACATGCACACAAAAGAAGAATTCATTTCAATTGATGATGTTGAACGGGCAATTGAGGCAGGAAAAAATATGGTTTTTATCTTGGGATTAAATAAACACCAATACGAATACAAACCAATTGTTTATACTAATAAAACAATTATGAATTCTTTAGTGGAGGAAGATTTTGATGAGGATATTATCCATCAGTTAGAAACTATCGATGTTGAGGAAAATAAAGATGGTATCACCATTATTGATCCGTTTGATGGGAATGCTATGTTTATCAATGATGATGATTTGGTTTACTTATATGATATCATTAAAGAAAGATTACTTAAAAAATATTAATCCGTTCTATAATCCATTGGGTCAAATAGACTCTCGTTGTATACCATATTTAGAATATCATCAATATACGATTCACCATATTTTACGTTGTACGTTTTTGAGTCCCTAAGTGCATATTTGACTTTAAGCGTTTCTTTATCAACGGATTTAATCAATAATGTGACGTTACTATTTGGGACTTTAACGTATTTATCAAAACCAACCGTTGAGTTAATCTTATCAATTACTGAAAAATACTTTTCTAATGTTCCTTCATTATAGTCCTCAAGTACCCTATCTTTAAAACTTTCTAAATCGTTATCTACATTGTGGTCAAACGATCCATGAAATGCTTCATCGTCCCAAACATTATATTGTATTTCATAATATTCCTCTAAATGTGAAATTCGTTCTTTTGAAATTGCCAAAAATAATAAATCAAGAAGACTATCATCTTCAGTACCAAAACGTGGATATAACATAATGGCATCCCCCCAATGTAATTTATATTTCCAAAAACAATGTCTTTCAGAATAATTTTCAATGCCAACAGGAGTCAAACAATTACAATATGCGTCTTCAATGTATTTTTCAATACCACCCTCAACCGCAGCCACTTCAGCATCTACATAAGAAGTTGTTATATCGTCAGATATTCTAGTATCTACTTGGTCTAAAAATGAACCTACCCTATCCACACCGTCACCACCAAACACCTGTAATTTACCATCGGCACCTTTATTAAATGCCGTTAAAAGTCCTGGTTGAACTATTTTTGCAACATCATAAATAATTTGTAAATGATCCGATGTTAATGCTTCAACAATAACTCCCTCTCTCCAATCATCGTAAGACCTATCATCAAAATCCCAAGTCCAACTTCTTCTATACATAGAATCATAATATCCGGCCTCGTAATAAGACTCACTACCTTCTTCACCATACTCTTCAGGAAAAAAAAATCTTAAATATTCTTCTAACCCATCAAAGGTAAACATTAAACCGTCTTGTTCTACAGTAATAACGTCACTAAAATCATTACCTTCAGAATTAAAAAACTCCACATCGTAAGGACTGATTTTTTTTTTATTAAGTGCAAGAATTTTTTGAAAGTCAGTTAACTCTTCTTCTTCCTCTTGTTCAAAAATCCTTAAAATTTTTTTCATATATTTATAAATATATTGTTTAATAGAAAGAATTGTGTTATATTTGTATTTATAGACACTAAAGTTCTTTGATTTATGGGCCCGACCTGGATTTGACAGGCGTTGATTGGATAAGAGAAGCATGCCGAGTCTGAACTAAACTCGTTAAAAACTGATTTACAAAAACAATCGGCGACGTTTTATCGAAAATGGAAACTCTTGGTTTACTAAGAGAATCTGAAGTGACTGTAGCTTATTAAGTAACGGAAACGCGAGCCGGTTCACATACGCTCAGGAACAGAAGTGATAAAGGTGAAATACGATTGAACCATAACTCGAGTCGTCTATTGGTTGTTAATTTACGATAGTGAAGAACAAATTAACCTTGTTTTTGATCAAGTTAAAATCAAATATTTTGGGGTATTAGAAAATACCATCCTAAGCATGTAGCGTCTTTTAAACAGCACGAGCTGGACGAGATTTCGATTATCTCCGGGTCCACCAACTGGCCCACTATTTAATTATGGTGGGTTTTTTTATGCGCTATAATTATATTTTAGTGTTGTGCGAATATTATATTTTAGAGCACAAAAAAAACCACCAAAAGGTAGGTTTTATTTTTTTATAAAATATTTTCAAAAACGTTTGGTACTCCCAAAAAAAAGACTATCTTTGTATTGTAATCAATTACTAACCCTTAAAAAATATAAACCCTATGAAAAATTTAATTTTATCTTTTGTAATCATTTCATCTCTTGTTTTTGGTCTTTCATTTACATATCAGAAACAAAAAGAAGACAAACTTAACGGCACCTTTCAAGTTTTTGTTAACAGTTTCAAAATGATTGAGTCTACGCCAGTTGCAAGTGAATACTCTTTTCAAGACAGAAAAAACGATAGTTTGATTGAATGTTTTCAAATGTACACCTTTGACTTTGATTCAAATTTTGTTCAACATCACTTTCTTTTAACTGACGTAAATGGTGAAACTGACTCTTACGACACTAAGTCTAAAATCACAAATATTGAAACTGATGGTAATTTTGCTTATCTTACTGTGGAAGATGAAAGTCTTTGTTACTCAAAGGTTAAAGAAAAGATTTTTGTTTTGAATCTTAATAATGACTCGAATTATCCTATGTTGAGTATCTTTTGGAAAAATGGTACACGTTTAAGTGGAACATATTCAATTGACAATAACACTTTAGATGGTTTGACTGGTGATTTAGATCCGGATAAGGTGTTCAATGACCAAAAATAAAAAAAAGGTCCCTAAAGGACCTTTTTTTTTATATCATTTAATTAGAACTTAAATGAATTGACCTGTTGGTCTTTGGTAATTACCTTTATATCCTTGAGTTTTACAACTTGCGGCAATTTTTTGTTGGATTGCTCCATCTGGTTTAGATACCCATCCAGGGGTGTCAGCAACAAAACTACTTCCCTTAACCATCAAGTTCGCTTGAGCACCACATTGTTGAACAAATGTTACCCTTTCCTTTCCGGTTGCGGTCCATGTTCCATCTTTTTTTCTGTAAACATCAGCATTTACTGTAATAAGGTTTCCAAAACCACTTGGGACTTTAGTCGGAGCAACCGTAGAACCTAATGATGCATATACCATTTCACCACCAGCAGCAGCCATGTCTTTTGCGTTTTCAAATGTTAGGAAATCTCCGTATTTTGCAAATGGTGTTTCCGATTCACTGATCACTCTTCTTACTATACGAGTCAAATCAGACTCAGTTAATCTTACAATTCTTTTCATAATTATTTTTTAATTATTTTTTATTTATTATTATCTTTTCATATAAATATATCGATATTAAAAAAAGTTTAGTTATTTAAATAAAATACTTAAAAATGGTTTGGTAATTCAAAAAATAAGTTTAATTTAGCAATATGAAAACAATCAAAACATATATCTCAAATTTACCAAAATCAATAAAGGTATTATTATTGATTAATATTATCGTTAATTTTATTTTTATTATCTGTGATTATTTTTTCACATATAATTTAAACTACACTTTTGGTGCTTACCCCACATGTTCTGAAAATTTTAAAGTATTTCAGATATTAACATTCATGTTTTCACATGATGTAAATCCTTTACACGTAATAAGTAATTTAATTTTTTTATTACTTTTTGCTACGGCAGTATCAAGAGTTATTGGGGACAAGAATACAATAAAATTATACATTTTTTCAGGACTAATTTCTTTTCTTTCGTTTAACCATGAAATGAATAACCAAAATAGTGAAATTTCGGATAAATTAACCAAATCGGGTATTGATGTAAAAAAAATTAAACAAGAACGAGAGGGTGGGTATGTAGAAATGTCAACATATGAAAACACCAATAAAAAACAAAAAATATTACTTGATTTGTATCCTGTTACTAATTCCTGTTTATACGGGGCGTCTGGATCTATTTTTGCCTTTATGGTTATTTATCCTTTCTTTTTCATTAAAAGAAAAAAATCAATATTGTTGACTTTAATAGTTTTACTATATGTTATTCAGTTAATAATTATGGTTATTAATCATTACATTTATACATTAAGTACCACGTTTGGACATTTGGGTGGTGTTATTGGTGGAATTATTTTTTTAATTGTTTGGTTGGTGTATTTAAAAAATAAAAAGTAGGTAGTTGTTTTTTACACAACAAAAAAAGGGGGCCATTATTGACTCCCTTTTATAATTTAATGTTATTAAAAATTTAAATTAATATCTTGTTGAATTAACTTTCATTGTATCCTTAAATGCAATCATAAACTTGTTCCAACCACTGTAATCGAAACAATTAGGTCCACCTAAACTCTCAATTTTATTTATAATCTTTTCATATTCACTATCAACATTACTCATTTCAGAATTTAAATATTTACAAAATGTTCCACCTTTTACTCGTGTTATTTCACTTGCAAATTCGCCTAAGTCAGTCTTATTTTTTAATCGATTAACCGCGGTTAACGCATCGGCTTCAGAATCATCAAACGTATAAGAAAGGGCTTTTATAAATTGGGTAGCCGCCGATTTACCAACCCCTGTTGACTTTGGTGTGGTTACTTGTTCGTTGATTACTCGTCTTACTATACGAGTCAAATCAGACTCAGTTAATCTTACAATTCTTTTCATAATTTTTTTTAATTATTTATTATTATCTTTCCATATAAATATATCGAACTTTAAAAAAAATTCATTATTTTTGTAATTATGCAAACATTCCTCCCATAT